GGGGCGAAAGTCCCTCCCTTTTCCCCTGGGACAGGAGTAGAACATGCCTTTCAAAATCCGCTATCAGGTCAATATCGACTTCGTCGGCGCTGGTGCCGGACCGATGGAGGTTCTTTCGCCGGCTGCTGGCCAGATGCTGCCGGGTGGTGGTGGAAGCGGGCAGACGAAAGGTTTCGTTGGCAACCCGGCAATTATTCCGGTTGTGATCGGTGCTGGCGCGGGGCAGACGCTCACCGGCGGCGATGTCACCACCCTGACTAACGCGATGGCCGCTGACATGGCAACGCAGATCAACGCTGCGCTGGCGTCGATCAACACTTGGCCCACGGGTGGACCATAAATGGCAACAGGTACAGCTGCGACGAACGCTGCGCTTACGGCGCTGTCGTTCCCCGGATCGTTCATCACGCCGGACGGAATTGCGTCTTCGGTTGTGCGCGCGGATGCTGATATCGCTACGATTCAGCAGCTGATCAAGGACGATCAGAATCCGGCGCAACCGAACAACCAGAATTGGGGCTGGTCGCGCGCTGGGCAGCTTTTCGTGCCCAACCGGGGCTGGCTGAAAATGTTGCCCGGTGACATTGTGGGTGTCGACGGTACGGGTTGGCCTATTCTACTTTCGCGTCGGGCAGCAGCTTCGGCTGCGGCTTGGACGCTTGCAGGGAGTCCCTAATGGCCATCATGGACAACGGCAAGCCCGGACGCACCGACGCCAAAAGCAAAGGTGTCGATATCAAGCCGCAGCGTGACGACCCGATGCGGTTCGATCAGGACTTGCTCACCGAGGAAGCCAAACAGGCGCTGCGCGTGAAGGCGCGCGAAGTGGTCCGCAAAGAGCAGCAGGACAAGCTTTCTGACGCGCTGTATGCTCAATTCCTTGACGAGGAACGCAAGGCGCACGATCCGAAAAAGCAGACGGTGCCGATCATGCTGCAACTTGCCGGGCATGCCAATTACATCATGCTGGACGGCAAGCAGTTCCACACCGACAACGTTTATCACGTGCCGCCGGACGTGGCGCATGTGCTGATCGAGCAGATGAACCGGGGCTGGGCGCATGAGGAACTCACCGAGGTGCGCGACCATCGCACCCGGCGCCGCTGGCGGCCACCGCCGGGGATCGGCTACGGCAATTTCATGGGCGACCGAACGCCGCGCAACTGGACGATGTCCGTTGATCAGATGGACGGTGCCATAGGGCAGCTGCGGAGCATCGTGCAGGGGAGTTAGGATGCAAGATTTTGTAAAGGTGACACCCGCAGTCGAGCTACAGATCGTCTTTGGGGCGGACGGTGGGCGCGCATTTCAGGTGCGGCTGGCACCGCTGCCGCTCGACACCGCCGCTGACGAACTCAACGAGTCGCTTGACCGTTTGCTTATGGCAGTCGATCGGCAGATGGCGCGTTACGAGCTGATGGATTCTGCGGCGCGGCTGAAAGAGCAAGTGTCTCGGATCGAGAAGTATGAAGGCATGATCGTCACGCTTGAGGAACAGGCCAAGGTCGATTGGGAGGCGTCCGGACGGCGGGGTAGCTGGTCGGTTGATAGCCTGCCGCCGTCGTACAAGAATGCGCGTGAGACGACCAAGATCAACCTGCAAAAAGAGCGCGCGGAGGCTGAAGCCTTGCAGGATAAGGTTTTCCGGCTGCGTGCGATGGTGAACGGGCATGCCGCAGACAGCCGCGCAAATAGTCAATCTGGCTAATCAGATCGCGAAAACGCCGGGGTTTGCCGCTCTTGCTGGGCAGAAGCTTAACGCCATTCTGCAAGAGCTGTCGCAGACCTACGATTTTGAGGCGGCGCGCGGCACCACGACGTTTCAGCTGAACGTGTCGAACCAGCCTGGGACCGGGCTGGGCTCGGGGCCTTATCTGCTGCCAGCGAACTACCTGCGCACGCAGCAGGGCAAGCAGTTCTATACGGTCGCATTCCAGCCTTACGAGCTCACCCGAATCGAACAGTGGGAGTTCGATTTGCTCACGCAACAGCCGGGTTTCAACGACTTCCCGCGCAATTTCTATGTCGATATGTCGCCGATCGCCACCGGCGGGCAGCCGCAGGAGTTCGTATGGCCGCCGCCGTCGATCTCGACGTCAGTGCTCGTGCGCTATTTTCAGTTGATGCCCGACATTACTACGCCCGAATCGAGCAACACGATCCCGTGGTTTCCGAACACGCAGTATCTGATCACGCGCCTCGCTGGCGAGATGATGCAGTTTGCCGACGACGACCGCGCGGCAAGCTTTTTGACCGACAAGGAGGAGTCAAACCCGCAGGGGGCTGGGGTGCTCTTGCGGCGATACCTCAACCTAAAGGATGATCCGGAGGGCCGGGCCAAGGTGGTGTCGCTCGATCGGCGCCGGTTCGGCATAAGCCGGTGGGATCGCCTGCCATCGACCAAGACGATAGGCTGGCCGTGAGATGGCCCTTCGGAAAGCGCAGCCGCTAGCGTGGTCGCCGCATGGGGCATCAGATACGCTCGACTCGTCTACGTCGTTCCCTGGAGCGATGTCCAACCTTCAAAACTTGATCCCAGACCCTTCGACCGATGACCTGTGGCAGTGCCGGCCGGCGGCGCTGCTGCTCAACGACCCGGCTTCATCATTCACCACGCCCACGTTCATTTCATGCACGGTCGTTATTGGCAACCGGCTGTACGGCATGATGTCTACGGCACGCAACCCCGGGCAGGATGAGCCGTTTTGCTACAACATCCTGACCAATAGCTTCACCGCAATTTCGGGTGTGACCGCCGTCAACACGCCGATCAGCCCTGCGCAAACAGGGGCATGGAATCCGCCAGTAATGGCACTGGTCGGGACCAAGATCATCGTTGCGCATCCGGGTTTCACTGGCGCCGGTGGGGCTTTTTTTGGGGTGCTGGAGACGTTGAACCCCTCTGCACTGACTTGGACAGCGCAGAACACGACCATCAATCCGCTTGTTTTTCCGCCGCAGTGGGTGTCCAATTTCAATGGGCGCTGCTATTTTTTGGTTAACCCGCCGAACTCGCAGCCAGGTGCTTATTTTTCCGATGTCTTGACGCCTACAGTGATCACCAACCCTACTCAGGTGCTCACTTTTGGCGACAACGTTCCGCTGACTTGCGCAGGCGGCCTCGCCTTGTTCAACCAGCTGGGCGGCATTATTCAATCGCTCATGGTGTTCAAGAGCGTTTCCAACATTTATCAGATCACCGGCGACACCGCGCTTAGCAACCTGACGCTCAACACGCTGAACGTGGCGACGGGCACGCTTAGTCCTAATTCGGTCGCTACGACAACGAAAGGCCTGGCGTTCCTTGCTCCGGACGGCGTGCGCCTCATCGATTTCAATGCGCGGGTGAGCGATCCAATCGGCCGGTCCGGGCAGGGGATCACGATTCCGTTCTTTTTCTCGCTCAATCCAAGCCGGGCTAACGCATCGTTCAATGGTGGCGTGTACCGGGCGCAGGTGCAGAACGGCTTGGCGCTGGGATCACCACAGCAGGAGTGGTGGTTAGACATGGTCCGCGAAGAGTGGTCCGGACCGCACACGACCAATGTGGCGATGATCGAGCCTTACGCCAACACGTTTCTGATCACGTCGCAGGGGCAGGGGGCTAAAATCTACCAGAGCGATCAGGTGCAGTCGAACGTGAGCGGCTTCACCGAGTACGGTGTGAATCTACAGTACACGTTTCAGACTTCGTTTTTGCCAAATACCGACCAGATGGCACAGAACTGCATCATTGAGGCAACGGTGCAGGCGGCGCTGGTGTCTACATTCAATATCACCTGCGCGGCGCTGGACCAGAACGGGGTGGTGCTCGATATTGTGTCGATTGTAGCAACGGGTTCGCCGACGCTGTGGGGGTTCTTTACCTGGGGGCAGGCGCTATGGCAGGGAGCGGCCAACGCACTTGCAGCGCGGCAGCTCTTGTGGAAGCAACCGTTGGTTTTTCAGCGGCTTACGCTGGCCTTCACAGGTTCAAGTGCGGCTGGTATAAAGCTTGGACGCTTGAACCTTCGCTATCAGCAGCTGGGATATCTGCTTGGCCAGCCAACGAGTTTGCCCCGCGTGCCAACAATCCAAGGGACTGGAACTTTTACGTTGAACCCCAATGCCACGACGACGATCGTGGCAGCGCCTTGCTTGGTTTCATCGGTGGTTACGTTGCAGCCGACGACACCGGATGCAGGCAACGACGGTGCAACGACGTCGA